AGATACAGTAAAGCCTGAAGACACAGTTATACATTTAGGTGATGTATTGTTTGGTTTAGATAAGATAGAATGGTTAGAAGAAAACTTTGCAAAATTACCTGGTAAGAAAAGACTTGTTCTTGGAAACCATGATAATGTAAAACATCTTTCGCCTTTCTTTAAAGACATACAGTTATGGATTGAGTTGCCGGGTATAATTTGTACTCATACTCCATTACATGCTAGTACACTTGAAGAAAGACATAGATGGGGTGACAAAGGACCTGGAATAAATGCTCATGGACATATCCATAGTAATCCTAGTCCTGAAGGACCATACAAGTGTGTATGTGTAGAACAAATTAATTTTACACCAATACACATTGATGAAGTACTTAAAGGTTGACAGTATGCTCCAAAAGAGTGTACTGTTAACAATTATGCACCGTTCGTCTAGCGGTTAGGACATCGCCCTTTCACGGCGGCAACACGGGTTCGATTCCCGTACGGTGTACCAAATGCGGGTGTCGTATAATGGCAATACCTCAGATTTCCAATCTGATGCTAGGAGTTCGATTCTCCTCACCCGCTCCAACTCTATTATAAATAGATCTGGTGAAACCGCTTGTACACAAGCACATTATAATAAGATCGGAAGTACTCAATCCGCCCGTCAAAGAAGAACAAGCGAGTAAAGACGTAAAAGATCTGATAGAACGTATAGGCATGAAATTGCTTATGGGTCCTTTTGCAAAATATGTAACAATGCCAGGCAACAGAGGATTAACTGTTGCATCGATTATAGAAACTAGTCACATAGTGCTACACAGTTGGGATGAAACTGATCCTGCAATAGTACAACTAGATGTTTATACATGTGGTGAGTTTGATCCTAGAACAGTATTTGAGTGGTTAGAAGAAAAATACAATCCTGTAAAAATAGACTACAAATACATTGATAGAGAACACTATATCAAACAAGTTGACTTACCAAAGCCAACAACAAGGCGTTATAAATTTTCAACTCAAGAAATTATCCAAGCAATGGATAATATACTAGCCAGTTAGTTTTTTCAATTTATAGATTAAATTTTCCCTGCTGATACTCAAAAGTTCAGCGGCCTTGGTTTTATTCTCTCTAGCATCACGCATTGCATCTTGGATCAAAACTCTTTCTAAACTTGTTAGTTCATCGTTTAAATCACGGGCAACAGGCGGCGGTCCTCCAACAGGCCAAATTATCTCAAATGCTTCATACAGTGCATCTTGCTCTGCCATTCTGTGCTTTAATTCTTCTTCTGTTTCTATTTTCATAAATCCCTCTTGGTGCTTATTTTGTGGTTTTTAGAATTAACTGCTACTATTATCGTAAAATATTTTACAGTAAATATGCGTATAAGAACTTTACTACGAGTATTTAACAAAAAATATTCATCCGGTAAATACGATAGGGAGAGCGAACATGAAAAAATTTATAGCAATGACATCATTCGTCTGTCTTATCGGTACGGCATCGGCAAGCGACTTAGTGTTTGAATTTAAGAATCCGTCATTTAGCGGAAACGGTTACAGTAATCATGTACTGTCGATTGAACAGTTACAGTATACACGGAAAAAAGAGGCCGAAGAAAAAGCGGCTTCAGATGCGGCGAAAGCAAAACGTGAAGCGGAAAGTACCACTCTAGCAAAGTTCTTGAACAACGTAGAATCCAGAATCTACGCTCAACTCTCTAAACAATTGGTTGATAATATGTTCACTGACGACGGAGACACATCAGGTACTGCTGAAATTGAAGGAGCAACTATCTATTGGGTCAAAGACACAACGAGTGATACTATTACTGTAACGATAACAGAAGAGGACGGATCAACAACACAGATTGTTGTGCCGTTGAGCGGATTTGGGTTCTAGAGAATGAGAGGGATAAAGAATTTATTAATTGGGTTGTTGGCAATAGCATTTTTAAATGGATGTGCTACTACAACGGAGAATGTAAACTGGAGCAAACCAATCGAGGCACGCTCTCCCATACAGGATACATTAGTCGCAATGCCACAACTTGATGGTCCTAAGATTACTATAGCAGTCTATAGTTTTCAGGACAAAACTGGACAACGTAAACCAAATAATTCATTTAGTCAGTTGTCTAGTGCGGTAACGCAAGGGTCTGAGGTGTGGGTAATAAACGCACTTCAGAAGGCAGGTGGTGGAACTTGGTTCACAGTAGTTGAACGTGTAGGCTTAGATAATTTAGTAAAGGAAAGGCAATTAATTAGATCAACAAGGGAAGTATATGAAGGCAAAGAGGCAATTAAGTTAAAACCTATGTTATTTGCAGGTTTGTTGTTAGAAGGTGGAGTAGTAGGTTATGATTCCAACACAACAAGTGGCGGCGCAGGAGCAAGATACTTTGGTATTGGCGCCAGCACAAGTTATAGAACTGATCAAGTAACAGTGGCTATGAGAGTTGTAAGTGTGCAAACAGGAGAAGTATTGTTAACTGTAGCATGTGAAAAAACAATCGCTAGTCACAAGTCTGGAGCAGATGTATTTAGGTTTTTAGATCTCGGAACTAAGGCACTCGAGTTAGAGACTGGTTCCGCGGTAAATGAACCAACGAACTATGCAGTAAGGGCCTCGATTGAGGCATGTGTGGGGGAAATTATTAAACAAGGGGAGACCAAGGGACTGTGGAAATACAAAAGTTCTAAGGTTGAACACATAAGGAGCGAGAATGAAAACATTCACAAAAAACGTAGCGAGTAGTATCGCGGCATTCTTTATCTTAGTATCCCCTGTATTTGCGAATGACATCTACATTCAACAATCAGGAAATACTTTAGATTTAGATATAACACAAGACGGACAAAACAACGTTGCAGGAACAAGTAGTGCAGGTATCGTTTTACAAGGTAATACTATGACATTTAACATAGACCAAGTAGGTAACTCAAACGTAGTTTCAGCAACTGTTAAAGGTGTAACTTACACAGGTAATATTGATCTTACTGGTAGCAGTAACGATGTGGCATTACTTTGTAGTAGTGCATCAACAGGAAACTGTGACACTGTAAGTATGAGTATTGATGTAACTGGATCAAGTGCGGACATTAATGTTAGCATTGGTGAAGGTGCTGATGCAGAAAACTTCACTGGTACAATTGATGTAACAAGTGCGGCAGATGAAACAATTACACTTACAGCAAATGGTAAAAGTGCAATAGCAGATATAGATGTTACTAACAGTTCAGGTAGTGCAGGTAACACGGCTACTTACACTCAAACAGGAGATGGTGATATTAATGGTCATACATTAACACACAGTCATACTGGAGACGGTGCTGTATCAGTTATATCACAGTCAGGTGTTTACGATAATATTATTTCGTTAACAACAAGCGGAGATAACGCCGAAATAAACATTACGCAAAGCGATTAATGTTGTGCGGCTGTTCTTTGTAACACTGTTACTCGCGGCCATCGCCTCGAATGCTTTCGCCAGTATTGGAGAAGTAATTGAGCAGGTCGGAACCACCACCATCGAAAGACAGGCTGGTGAAAAGTTACCTAGTGAAGAAGGTACCGGAGTAGAGAGTTACGATACTATTAGAACACAAAAGGGTAAAACTGCAATCCAATTCTTAGATGATACTAGGGTAGATGTAACACAAAACAGTAAACTAGTAATTGATGAATTTGTATATGATCCGAATACGTCAACCGGAAAACTCGCTCTAAAAGCGTCATTCGGAACTGTACGATATGCAAGTGGACAGATTGCAAAAAACTCTAGACAAAACGTAGTCATAAAAACACCAACAGCAGTAATTGGTGTACGTGGTACAGACTTTTCTATGACTGTAGATGAAACAGGAAACAGTACAATTATCCTACTACCTAGTTGCTCCGGTGTAGGTAATACAACTGTTTGTGTTGTAGGGGAAATCGAAGTTAGTTCTGATGTAGGAACTGTAATTCTCAATCAAGCATTTCAAGCCACAGTTGTTGAGACTGCAAAAAGTCAACCATTCAAACCTTTATTACTAGACATTGACGAATCATTAATTGGAAACTTAATGATTATTAGAAGACCAGTTGAATTAGATGAAGAA